CGGCTCGAGCGAACCTTCCCGCCCCGGCCCACCTCGAAGCGACCCTCGCAGCCCCCCGGTTTGTTTCGATGTCCGAGGCGACGTCGGTTCCGAAAGACCGGGTGCGTCAGGTCTCGGCCTTCGTGGAAGAACACTGGCAGCCGGTCATGCAAAAGACCGACTCAACCGACATTGCCACGATTCTACTCACTTCTCAGCAGCAGATAGGCTGGAAGGTCACGCAGAGACAGAGCCAGGCGAGCCGTCACGTTCAGAGCGCCGAGCAGTTCCAAGAGGTCTTACAGAGCGCCAACATCCAAGCAAGTGATGAGTTCTACGCGGGCTACTACGAGACGATTCCGGGCAACGACCCGGTGATCTTGGATGGAGAGATTCTTCGGGCTCAGGATGGGACGATTATCCGGGGCGGAACACAAGTCAATGGGCGCACCGACTATCGCTCCAAAACTAAGAACATGGTACTCTGGGACAAGGGATATGTGCGGGAGCGGTTGGCAGCACAGGCGGAATTGGAGTCTAGGCCGGTTCGGAACGTGAAGGCGAACCTCGAACGGGTCAAGGGCGAGTGCCTTCCGATGCGCCGCCTCCTGGCGAATCCTCGGGTTGATAGACGGTCTGCGGTTTGAACGATTTACTTGAGGTTCCGGTCATGGGAGGTCCTCAAGACGGGGCGAGGGTCTACATTCGGCCCGGCAAGACCGTGAACTTCGAGACGATTGACTGGCAGACGATGGAGGTGAGCGTAGCCGTTTACGCCCTCGCCGTCACGGCTGAAGGGAACTTCAGTTTGCGGTACCTCTCTACGCACGTTCGGTCCATTCAATGAGCGTATTTGGCGCAGACGCTAGTGAACTCGGCCCCGGCGCAGCAGCCGGGAAGTGGTTTGGCGGGGGGCCCGACGAGCCACCCAAGTCTCAAAAGACCCGCACTGGCCCAGAGAGTAAAATGGTGGCTTGGGGGAGGAGGGTCAACGGTACCCTCAAGCGCGAGGGCGAGAAAGTCCATGAGGAGATGCGGAAAAACACCGAACTTTCCCGAGGTGGCTGCCCTTGGTGGGGCGACAGACCGAAGTGGAAGATCGGAACCCGCCTCAACTATACGGCGACAGTTCCCCTCACGTGGACGGCCATTCTCTGCGATGCAAAGCCCTCGGTAAGTTACACAGCGGTCAACCGGGACAAGCAGAAGCGGGCCGATATTGCCACGGCTGCCTGGAACCAAGCGTACACAACCGGCGACTGGGAGCAGAAGATCCACGACGCCGTACTTGTCTCTCGAGTCCAGAAGGTATCCTATCTTCGCCTAACCTTCGATTCTCTGGCCCAAGGTGGGAGAGGACGGCCTAAACTCGCCTATGTTCTCGGAGAGCAGGTCTGGAGAGATCAGAACTCGACTTGCATCGACGACGCTGAGATCGTCTTGTACGAGTACCGTGAGTCTTACGGTTCCCTCTGCGCCCGGTTCGATGGGTTGCGAGGTAAGTTAGCTCACAAATACGATCAGCCTAGAGACGCTCGGGACGACAATCAGACCGTCATGGCCCCGCCTGCGGCCTACACCATGCCGCAATCGGCCGGCGGGCAGACCTATTACACCCCGGCGTACACCGCCTCTCCGAATCCCCCGGACTCGGCTTCCGGGTCGTCAGGGATCCTCGTTCGGGAATACTGGACCCGCCCTCACAAGACAATCGAAGTCGATGAGGTCCAGTTTTTAACCTCGGGCGAACCGGCGACCCAGCCAAAAATGTACGAGACGATGGACTCCTACGATACGGAGCCTCTGCGGAGAGTCGTGACCGAAGGGGACGTTATTTACGAACTCCCCGAGTCTTTGGTATCGGCGATGTACGATGCGATGGAGGGTGGGGGAATCAAGATTCTCTCCGACCAGCCCGCCCTCGAAGCCATCACGCATAAGGTGAGGTACCCGCTCTATCCGCAGGGCCGCCTTGTGACCATCGTGGACGAGGACATCGACATTGACGACCGGATGAACCCTTTAGGGTATTTCCCGTTTGCTGAGATCGTCGCTAACTCCGACCCTGGGGGGAAGAACCCCGGCCCTTCCGACGTCGACCTCATAGCCGACGTCTACGAACAATTAGTCAGGTTCGTGTCGATTGTTTTCGATACGGGCAATCTCACTGGAAACAACATCTGGAGAGTGTGGGAAGGCGACCCGCTTTCTAACGACGATTTCACGAACGCTCCAGGCGGGATTTTGCGCGAGACGATTCAATCGCTTCGGTACTCGAAGCGAGAACCAGCCCCAGAATTGCCTGGATATGTCATCCCACACATTAAGTTTCTGGTCGATCAAATCAAAGACTTATCGGGGCTTTCGGACATCATGCTCGGAAAGATGCCTCCGAAGCCGCAGATTTCTACCGAGACGATGACCCTTGGGCAAGAGGCGTCTGGGGTACGATTCCGGGATTCGCTCGGCGGATTATCGCGGTGTATGCGAACCTTAGGCGAGCAGTTTTTGGAACTCATGGCGCGGTTCTATACGAGTCCGATCATCGTTCAGATCAAGAACGAGGCAGGCGTTCCCGAACCAACTCCGATGCTCGGGTCGTACCTCACCGACCCATTCATCGTTGAGGCAAAAGCCGGGAGCCGTCAACCTTCAGGGCCGTCTGCGAGGCTGAATACACTCTTGAATCTAACGCAAGCTGGCGTGCCGACGACTCTGGATGTGGTGTATGGGTTGCTCGAAGAACTCGGGTCCATTCCGAGTGCGAGTGCCGCGATACGTCAGATCGAACTCTATAAAAATGATCCTCTGCAAAAGTGGAAGCTCTTGGGCTATCCTCCGCCGCAGAAACCAAATGCTTCAAAGAAGCCTGGGAGCAAGAGACAGCGAAAGAGTAGTGGTGCCGGCTAAAAAGCGTTGCGACCACGGTTTGGTTCGGAATAATTGCAGTCCGTGTATGCGCGTTTACCACCGAAAATGGAGACTAGCGCACCCTCGTAATCGTGACTGGATTAAAGAGTACTCGCGGAAAATGGAGTTGCATCCAAAACAGCCTGCTGTCTGCCCAACTTGCGGTGATCCTGCTAACGGAAAAAGAGGATCGTATTGTAAGGTTTGTTGGCGCAAGGCTCGCTACTCAAAGGATAAAAGATGGCGCGAGGCTCATGCTGATTATATGCGCGAGTGGTACGCCGAAAATCGCGACAAAATGAAGGCGGCTACGTTGCGATACTTTGCCAAACACCCTGGTAAACGCAAGGCTTTTTGGCATGCCTGGTTCGAGAAAAATAAGGGGAGCCGTGCCGCCTGGCTTCGAGCGCGTAATGCTGGATTATCATGGCAAATAGGCATAACTCAAACAGAGTGGGAAGCAATCGTTGCTAATCAGCGCGGTCAGTGCAACGGTTGTGGTAAGAAAACCAAACTCACGATGGACCATGTAGACCCGATCAGTGAAGGCGGTGTTCACGCTGCTTATAATATGCAGGGCCTTTGTTTAAGTTGCAACTCTCGGAAGCGCAATCGTATTGAGCCCGGAACGCAAATTGGACTGCCTCTTGGGAAGGCGGCAGGATAATCATGCAGGGACTGTGCTATCATAGAGTCCATGTCGGGCCAAGCGTGAGGCCGCACTAAGCGTGGCGGGGATACCGCCAGGCGCACTCGGGCCGGGGGCAGGCGTTCCGCCACCTCCAAGGCCACCTATGGGTGCTCTCCCTGGAATGGCACCACCGCCCATGCAGCCTCCGGCGGCACCGCCGCCTCCTATGCCCCCTCCAGGCCCACCGCCAGGGGCTTCACAACCTGGCCCTGGTGGACTTGGCCCGATGTCTCCTCTTGCCGGGATGCTTTCAGACCTCTCCCCTACGCACGGTCCTGGATGGCAGGCTGTAGATTTATCAGTGCGGGCACTGAAAACGGCGTTACGGAGCGTCGATTTTCAGAAGATCCCCGCCGTCGTCGCCGTTCTTCAATCGTGCCTGAACACGCAAACCGAACTCCTTTCAAGTTACACGGCAGGGACCATGGGTGGTTCGGCTTCCCCGACTGTCTCGCCGGAACCGTCTATGAACGGGGCAACGAGCGGTGGTGAGAACTCAGCCGACGCCGACGCTCAACCGGTAGCTACAGGGGGCGACGATGCCCCATAAACTTTCTCGCCTTCGGGCGAGGAACGCTCAATCCAGGCGTTACCGCCTTCTTTGAAGCGCAAGATGAAGGGAAAGGAGTTGATTTTACAAGATGGCTCGTAGACGTAAGTCCAAGAAACACGCGAAGAAAGGACTGGCGCATCACATCGCCGCTTTCAAGAAGGGCGGAGGCAAGAAGCGCCACCACAAGGGCGGAAAGAAACGCTCTAAGAAACACTAGCGCAAGGCGTTAGGGTTGCCGTTCCTGGTTTACTTCGCCATTTGTGAACCAGGGGCGGCTCATCGCGGGAGGCTGGTCAGATCAGACCCGGGCCCATAACCCGAGGCAACGAGGGGCGGCACCTCGTCCCGCAACCATTACCAGAGAAAGCGAGCACGATGAACGGAACTGCGCAGCAAGTCAACGAGTCCCTTAACCAAGCCGTGAATACTATTGGCGGTACTGCTAGCAACCTGCAAAATTGTATTCCGTACCCGTACACGCAACAGTACCCGTACTACTACACGATACCGTTGTCTGTTCAGTACACGCTGGCCCTTGCGGTGCTAGGAGCGAAAGGCGTCTCGCCGTCGCTTCGCAAGAAGGCTGAAGCCGTTATCGCCGCAGGACTCAAGTAACCTATGGCCGAGAAAACTCTTCCATCAGTTCGCGACCATGCGACCGCTCTTATGGCCGATATGGTCAAAGAGGGAAAAATCTCCCCGGACGCCGACGCGGCGACCCTTGCAGCGGGGATTCCCACCTTCTCCAAAGGCACAGTCACCCTCGATGAGAACACCGGCCAGCCGGTCCATCCGAGAGGCAAGGCCCCCAAGACCCCGGAGTTCTCAGAAGGTGGGGTCGCCATCCCCGAAGGGGAGCAGGCCGCCGGGCCGATTGCAGGAGCCCCCGCAGAACCCTCTCCCGAAGTAGGGACGGTTCCGGGCAAAACAGCCGAACAACTCATTACCGAGCATCAGGCGTTCATCGCCGGTGCCGTCGCCCCACCGGAGGATAAGGGCGCTCCCGCTGTTCAGGAGGCCGGCTCACAGGCCGCTGAAGCCGCCGCTCAAGCTGTGGTCGATGCTTTTGCCGACTACGAAGAGTTTGAAGTCGAGGACCCGGACCTAGAGCTAAAATACCCCGTTAGAGTCCCGAAGAACTTTGCCCCCTCGGCCAAGAACGGGTACAAGCGCCGGGCTACCTACGACCGCACCGTGTCCTATCTCAAGAACGCCGACCCTGTTCTGCGGCAGATGATCGAGGACGGGCGCATCAACCGGGTCCTCCCGCTCATCCAGGCCGCTATTGAAAACGACGCCTACGGGAATTACGTCGCCCAAGGGTACGATCGGATGCAGAGGGGCTTACCCTTGATCGAGCAGGCTCGCCAAGAGGCCGCCGCCGCCGGGACTCCGACTCCCGAGACGGGATTTGACCTCGATGCCGAGGACCCGTTCTTCGCCGAACGAGTCAAGCCGCTGGTTGCCAAGTACGAATCTTTGGAGCAGAAGTTCACCGCACTCGAACAGCGCGACCAGACCGCAGCGGAACGAGCCCGGCAACAGCAGCAGGAGCAAACCAGAACAGCGAACGCTATGCAGGACGCCCATAAAGACCTTGACAGGATGTTCCCTGGGCACGTTCGGCTCGATCTCGGAGCGCAGGATCCATTCTGGCAGAAGGCCGTCCAGCAGACGAGAGAGGGTGGGTACGCCGACGCTTACGGGATTCGAGCAGGAATTGTATTCGGGGGGCAGGTCGCTATGCAGAACGAGTCCGAGAGATTAGCCGCTACCTCGAGTCCTACGGCGACCGCTCTTCAGCAAGCGGAGCAGAAGCATGGGGAATTGGCACGAACGCAAGCGATCGCCGCGTCAAGAACCGTTGGCGGAGGCGCTCCAACACAATCCGCTCCACCTCCACCTGTTCAAAAGCCGTCCACGAAAAACCCCGATGGGACGATGAAGCCTCCCGGTCAGTATCTTCGGGAGCAGCAAGCCTATATGGCTGCACAAGGACAGCCCGCCTAAAAAGCAAAGTATGTGAGTGGAGGCCCCGTTTCTGCTTCGCGGTTGCAACGGGGCTTTCGCTTGTGCAGGAGGACTTGCGCGGATGTGATAGTATGGTGACGAAAGCACGTCGGACGTCGCAAGGCAATCCGGCACTGCGGACAAAGAAAAATAGACCCCTCGGAATAGACCTGGCGCTCCGGTCGGGACTCCCCTTCGGACCTCGGCCACGAAGAAGCGACGGACTCCAAATCCGTAGAGGCGTAGCAAACGCTTCCGACTTGGAGAATCTCATCGGCCTAACGGTCGGCTCAAAGAATCTACACGGGGTGTGCAACACCTGTGGAGTTCCGCGTCCCGAACGCACACGCTGCAAGCCGTGTCGGAGTGTCTATCTAAGTCGCTGGTACGCCGCCAATCCAGCGCAGCGGGCTCGTCTTGCCGCGAACAAGCGTCGTTACAAGACTGAGGACCCGATAAGGTTTGCGGAGCAAGTTCACCGTTACAAGACGAGCGAGCGCGGACGCTTCTTAGGCGTTCGCGATTTTCACACCCGCCGGGCCCGGATTCTCGGGAATCCTGGTACCTGGACAGAGCACGACATTTTTCTTCTGCGCTTGTTACAAGACGGGCGCTGCGCCATGTGCGGACTTCGGAAGAAACTGACGGTCGATCACATCGTTCCGGCCTCAGTCGGTGGTAGCAATGCCCCCGACAACCTTCAACTGCTCTGCCTTCAGTGCAATTCAAGCAAAGGAATAAAAGCCATGAGCGGTATCGGGTACAAGCAAGTCAAGCAGGAGTACGCTTATGCCGACTAGCGGTTTAGGCGGCTTTGACCAGTCGAGTTCGATTTTGGCCGAATCGTTCGCGCCATACGTTTCTGACGCCGTATTCATCGGCAATCGGATCGTTCGTGTTTGTTGGGACAATGCGCAGCGGCATGACGAAGGGCGTTTCCTGGCCCTGCCGATCTTAACGGCGAAGAACGATACAGCCGAATCGTTCGGCCAGTCCGATACACTTTCGAGCGGCCCACAGTCGCTCTACTCCGTAGCGTCGATGCCCTGGTCGTGGTACCAAACCGCGGTCAGCCTCGACTACATCACGGTCAAACTCGTGCGTGGCCCGAACATGCGGGTCGACAACCTTACGGTTCAGATCGAGACGGCCATCGGCTCCATCACGGACCTTCTGGGTCAGGACACCTGTTCTGCAACCAAGGGGCGTTCGACCAATCACGGTATGCCGCTGGTCGGTATTCCAGAAGCGTGTGACAATGGAGCGGTCTTCGATGTGTACGCGAACATCGCGCGACTCGGGACCAACTCTTTCGCGAATTGGCAAGGGCAGGCGATCGTCTTGGCAACAAGCGGTCTTGGCACCGCGTCGAATGATGCTGCAAGATCGCAGATTCTCCGCAACATGGCAGCCTGCGTAGTCGGAGACGCTTCTCCCACCCACATCTTCGGGCATCAGCAAGCCGTCTCTAGCTATATGTTCACGCTGGACTCACAGGTAAGAGTCTCGCCGGGAGATTCGGCCAACCCGTACTTGGGAAACCCCCATCTTCTCTCTGCTCAGTGGATCGGCGATAACCACTTCGATACCATCGCGAGCGGAACCAACATCGGGTACAACTTCTTCTACGTCAATGCCAACCACACGAAGTATCGTTACTTCGGTGAAAAGGGCTTTGACTTCGTGCCGTGGATCGACACGCCGAACGTGCTGGAGAAGACCTGCCGGTACGTGATCGGGCTTGCAAACGCAACCGACAACCCTCGCCTCAATGGGCTCTACGGGCCTTGCAACGACCTTCTTAATCTTTAAAGTCTCATAAACTTCTAGGAGAATAACCATTATGAAACGCGGACACCCTAAGGGCGGAGAGACTCGTAAGAGTAAGTCGGTTGGCCCAGACTACCCGGCCGAGAACTACGACAATCCGTGGAACGTCGGGATCGACAAAGTGTACGGCAGCCGTGAGCACAAAACTCTTGCCGGCCCAACCGATACACCAGGCGCAATGGGCGTTGGTCCCTTGCACGATCTCGAGTCGTATGACTCGAACTGGGAGCACGGGACGCGCATGGTCAAGGGCACGCACCGCAAGAGAGGCGGAGCGTAATGCCTCTTCACCGACTTTACAATGTGTCGACAGGCTCGGGGAATCCGTCGTACCTGACGGGACTTCTGCCGGGTGGCGCGGGCGTGCAGACCGCCGGTACCTCAACGAATCCCATGGTGTCGGCTCCTCGGCTCGAAGAGTCGACGATCGAAGTCTTGGACGTTACGGGTCCGTCGTTGATCGGGCTGAGTACCGCAGCGCAGGCTGCTACCCCAGCCATTGCCGGAAAACTCTTGGTCATGGACCCGATTCAGGGTGCCTTCGGGTCACGCTGGAAACTGAACTCGGTCAAGAGTCAGGCCATTCCGCGCGGGCAGTACGGAATTGTGCAAGCTGCGGGATTAGCTTCCGACGCCGGAGTTGCGGTGAGCACCTCAAGCGGCAACGAAGGTCCGGGCGTAAAAGCCGTGGTCATGTACGACGGCCCAATCCAAGCCTTCTGTACCTCAACGGTCAACACGGCTGCAATCTCAGCCGGTATGCCGCTGGGCTCAGACGGTGCGGGAAACCTCACCGCGCTCAATCAGCCGGTAACCAACGCCGGAACCGTGCTTGCAACGGCAGCGGGTAACTTGGCGACGGCGATCTCCATCCCGGCGCTTCTGAACGTGTATGTCGGCGGGTACTAACTAATTCGTTAGTTGGTAATACAGAAAGGTTAAGTAGTGGAACCAAAGACAAGCGAAGTTGGGCATCAACTCAAGAATCCAGCAGTTCGAGCGCAGACGCTTCAAGCGTACTTAGACCTGCAGAATCACCCTCTTGGGACAGGCCAGGGCGAGAACTTCAATGTCCCGATGAACTACCAGATTCCCCCGGCCAGAATCTACGTGCAGAACTGGTCGCGCACCAAAGCCTGGAAGCGCATTGTGGTGGCGGTTTCTTCAACGCGCGGTGCCGAAGAGGCGCTCATCTACGATCGGGAACTTGCCAAAATCTACAACGTCGATACGCTTTACAAGCGAATCGAACAGGGCAAGGATATGAACCGCTACAAGACCGAGATCCATCCGGTGATCTTCTCGTTCAAAGTCGGCGGACAGACCTACGCCATTCCACCCGCCCGTACCACGGATTCTCCTCCGCCTCGGGTTGAAGTGCGCGAAGGCGCTTGGGACCTCTTCTTGGGGAACTATCAGAGAATGCGCGCGGTTCGCAAAGATAATGGGGCTCCCGACGCTACGGTAGTCGGGGACGAAAAATCCCGGCTTGCGGTTGCATGGCGCTCGCGCCACAATCCCGTGATGAGTTTCACCGACGACGGCGAGACGACCGACCTCGAGAATCCGTATGGATTCTTGGAGTTCATTCGCGAGACGCAGAAGCAGACGATTGAAGCCTTGGATAAAGAATATCTCAGCGCACTCGATCTCGTCGAGGCGTGATGGCGCGTCGTCGGAACATTCCGGTCCCGTTTCAAATGCCAGAGGAAGACACACGGCCTATCGGCGCGCTCCGCTTTGCCGACCCCTCGACGGCGGAATTACCCCGGCACATCCACACCTTCAACGAACCGTTCTCTCCAAGTTCCCACGGCGAACAGCATGGGGTCCGCAGTACGACCGGAAGGCTCGTGCCTTGGAAAGACTGCTACCCTGAAGATACGTGGGCCGCGATGAGAAAAAAGCGCGGTCTTACCGAGGAAGAGAAGGAAGAGTAGATGGCAAGCTCAGTCGTAGCCGTCACCAACCCCGTCGCTACTCCGACCGCAGCGCAACTCGCGCAGATTGCGGCTGATATTGCTACGGTGGTCGGGAAGAATTGTCAGCTTGGGAACTACGAGGACGTCTACGACTACATCCAAGACTTAGCGGCTGCAATCAACTGTCTCGCGCAAGCGGGGCTTACGGTGAACAACTCGACGGCTTCTTCGGTTGGTACTGTTACGGTGCGGGCAGCCTACGCGGCTAACGCCGCCATTCCGACAAACATCAATACTGCGGCGGTGTGATTCGTGGCGACAACCGCGGTCGTATCGCAGTACGCCTTGAATATCGCGATAGCCCTTCAGGAATCTATCAGCGATGGCATTTACGAAGACGTCAACAACCAAATCTTTGACCTCTGCGGAGCGGTTATTGCGCTTGCAGAGTGCGTCAACGCTAACGCCTCCAACCTAAGCACGGCGGTAAGTCCTAGCAACGTCGCAATCGGGACGCAGTATTCCGCTACGCAGCCCAACACCTACGGACTAGAAACGACGCAACGGTGAGCCGTGCCTGATAGAACACTGAGCACCGACATTGACGCGACGTGCCCGGTCACTAGCACGGCCGTCTCAGTAAGCGCGACCGCTGCTACGGTCAAATCCACGCGCGGAAGATTGTTCGGAGTTACGGTTACGGCGACCGGCGCGAACCCGCTGGTCATCACGGACGGGCCGAGCGGAACGACGATCTTCGCCTTCCCTGCGAGTCCGGCACTCGGCTACTACGCGATCCCCGGCGGGAATGCTTTTCTCACAAGTCTTGTGGTAGTGGGCAGCGCAACGAACCCCGGAGTAACCCTGCACTATGCGTAGCGGGCTGCGGCCGTTATGGCGCTAAATCAGGGGCTCCCCTCATATAATCTGCCCGGAGTTCAGGGGGCAAGTGCCCTAGCCATACAAGGGATTGCGGGTGCAGTTCCCATCCCTATAACCGGGACGATCTCTGCCTCGACGGTCTTTCCGCTACCCGGTAGTGGGAACACCGCAGTAGGAGCGGGGCAATCGACCGGCATTCAGGCTTACGATGGGGCGGCCAACCTCGTTCCGCTCCAAGAGACTTCCGGGGCACTCTGGGTCAACGTCCAGAACGCTTCGATTCCCGTAACCGGAACGTTTTGGCAATCGACTCAGCCCGTCTCTATCGCCACGATGCCGACAACGCCCGTGACCGGGACCTTCTGGCAGGTAACGCAGCCGGTATCTATAGCCTCGATGCCCTCAACCCCGGTAACGGGCACCTTTTGGCCGTATTCGCTCGGGACGAATGTTATGGCAAACAGCGTTCCGGTTACGGTGGCTTCGGACCAAGGGGCTCTCCCGGTGAGTTTCACGCAGCAAGCATTGCCGGCGAATCAGTCGGTCAATGTGACTCAGGTTGGAGGCGCGTCTCTAGCACTCGGGCAGACCACCAAAAGCGCCTCAGTTCCCGTTACTATGGCGAGCGATTCGGACGACGTAGACATCTCAATGTCGGACCCGAACTTCCCCCTGAATACTGCCTTCGTTTCCAGTTCCGGCGAGCAAATCACAGCGGACAATACGACTCGTGACCTCATGCTCGCAACGCTAGTAGAAATTAGGATTCAGAACGCCATTCTCATGGATGGCCTCAACTCGAGTTACAAAAATCTCGAACTCATGCGTAGCGACCCAGGTTACGGCGGACCCGCCCCGCTTTAGGAGAATAGGACACCATGCCACTTAATCAACTTCAGGTCGGCCCGGTCCCGGCAAGCGATGGAACGCCCGTAACCGCACGAGGCGGTAAAGCAGGCGAAGCGATCGTCCAGGAACTTCACGGTCGGTACTACGAGCAGACCTATCGTGGCAACGTCTTTTCGGCATCGAATCAGGCAACGGTTTCAGTCGGAGTCGGTCTCTCTACCACGGTTGCGACCCTTTCTCTCTCGAACGATTCCGGCTCGGGAAAGAACCTCGCGTTACTCAATGCTTCGTATGCGTTTGCTACAGCCCCGGCTGCGGCGGCGGTGGTATTTCTGGCTGGGCAGTTCAACGCCGGTACGAACGTCACGCACACAACGGCCGTTACGGTTCGCTCGAACTTCCTCAATACATCGGCTCAAGCGGTGGGCAAGGTTGATACAGTAGCG